CAGGCAGCGCCATGTTATTTGCCTCCCTGTATTTTGGAGATAATTGCACCAAGGTCTGGCGCTTCCCATGTTTCCAGCTTCCCGCTGCGATCTTTAGCCAGCCATAGCCCATCGCTGTCACACATGATGGCGCGCTGTGTGTTGCCGTCGCCGTCTTTTTCAACGCGCAGTGCTAGCACCTCGTCAACCAGATACGGAATTTGCTGTCCCAGCTTATTGCCTGGCATAGATGGCGCGTACAAAACGCGGCCCATTTCATCCTGAGATTTTTCGCACTTGGCCGAAAAATAAACATGCTTGCCATGCAGGTCACGAAACGACCGCATGATTTCAATTACTTGAACTTGCATTTCACCGTAGGCAGCACGTCCGTCTTTGTTCACACGCTTTTCATGCGCCAACACTACTTCGGCAATTTCGCTAATTGAGTCAATTGCCACTGATTGAAAGCGCTTTGCCTCCACACTTTCTGACGCCCACATGTAAGCCTCTTTCAAAGCCTCCCAAGTGTTGACCTCAATAAAAGGTAGCGAGCTGTCACTAATTGACAGCAGCCCGCCTTCAGCGCTGATAATCACAGGGTCGGGAAGCGTTGTAATTAAACTGGTCTTACCAGCGCCTGCTTGTCCGTACACCACAATTTTGACGCCATTACTATGCGCGTCAGACGTGCTTCGCAAATTGATTGCCATTTTCGGCGCTCCTTAATTAGTTGCTGCGCCTTCGGCCAGTTCCGTTCGCGCAGTGATTGAACTTTAACGCATTCAGCGTTACTATGTCAACACTTTAGCGGCAAATTCTAACGACAGGATAAAAAATGATGACACTAGAACAGATTAAACACGCGCTTCGAGATCGCAGGCCGGGATTAGTGGCCAAGGCGACAGGGCTGCACTTAAACACCGTGCGAGATGTGCGGGACAATCCAGATGCAAACCCGACGTATAAGGTTTTGAAAGCGCTATCCGATTATCTGACGCACAGAGAGGCGACGATTAATGGCTAATTTGAGTAATATCTTCGGCGGGCCATGGTCACCGCCAGCAGAAAAGCGCATTGCGCCACCAGATGAGCAACTCATTAATGCCATTGCAGGCGCAGGATTAGAACCGCCTGACCATGTTATTTTGGACGGGAAGCTGCACCGATTCAGATCCGGCACCAAGGGCAGCGCCAAAACCGGCGACAAATCGGGATGGTATGTAGCTTTTAGCGATGGCATCCCGGCAGGCAGGTTTGGATGCTGGCGCATGGGGTTCGAGTCGCCGTGGCGTGCAGACGTAGGGCGGCAGTTTTCGCCAGCAGAGGAAATGGCGCACGTGCGGCGCATGGCCGAAGCCAAAGCATTGCGAGATGCGGCACTAGAAAAACAGCATGAGGTTGCAGAGAGCACGGTTGCCACTATCTGGAGTCAAGCATCTGCCGCCAGTGCAGAGCACCCATATCTCAAACGAAAAGGCGTTCAACCGCATGGCGCGCGTATTACTGGCGACGGGCGGTTAATGCTGCCTCTATTCGGGCAGGACGGCACGTTATGCTCGCTGCAATACATTGATGTAGATGGCGGGAAACTATATCACCCCGGCGGCCAGACAGGCGAGAAATTTTGGATGGTCGGCACAATGGACGATCCTGGCACGCTGTACGTTGCCGAGGGATTCGCCACAGCCGCCACGATTCACGAAGCCACCGGCAGGCCATGCGTGGTGTCGTATAGCGCGAGTAATTTAGTTCCGGTAACTGGCAATCTGCGCGAGATGTACGGCAGCACTCAGGATTTAGTGATAGTTGCCGACAACGACAAATCAGGCGTAGGGCAGCGGTATGCAGAGCAGGCATGCGCAAAATTCGGTGCGCGCATGGTTATACCGCCAATTGAGGGCGACGCCAACGATTACGCGCAGGCAGGGCACGATTTAGCCAGCCTGCTAATGCCGCAGGCCGATGACTGGCTTATCCCTGCCGATCAATTTTCAGAGCAGCCGGCCCCTATTTCATGGCTAGTCAAACAGTGGCTACAGTCCGACGCACTCATCATGGTGCATGGACCATCCGGCGGCGGGAAAACATTCGTGGTGCTGGATTGGTGCCTACGCATGGCCAGCGGCATGCAGGAATGGTGCGGGCATAAGGTGCGGCCCGGAAACGTGGTTTATCTGGCCGGAGAGGGCCACCACGGCCTGCGTGGGCGTATCGCAGCATGGAAACATCACCACCAGGCCTGCAGCCTCTCAATGTGGCTATCACGTGATGGCTGCGATTTAAACACGCCAGCCGGGTATATGAGGGTGGTTGATAGTTTGCGCACACTCCCGGAAAAGCCAGCAGTAATCGTCGTTGATACGCTGCATCGGTTTCTATTGGGAGATGAGAACAGTGCGCAGGATGCAAAAACGATGCTGGATGCCTGCAACCGGCTCATGAACGAGTTTCATTGCAGCGTGACATTAGTACATCACACAGGCGTATCTGACGAGGCACAGCACAGGGCGCGAGGTTCTAGCGCATGGCGCGGCGCGCTGGATATTGAAATTAGCATTGTTCCCGGAAAAGACGATCAGCCTATGCAGATCGTGCAGCGCAAAAGTAAAGATGCCGAAATGGCCGAGACGGTTTTCGTTGAGCTTCAGACGGTGGCAATACCTGGCTGGATGGACGAGGACGGGCGGCAGGTGAGTAGCGCGGTTGTCGTGCAAACAGGCGCGCCAACCCCAGCGCACAAGAAGATTAACTCTGAATTGGTAACCAGTCAAAAACGATTTGAGCGTGCATGGCTCAAAGCCAATTGCGAAACCTATAAAGGTTGCCCATATTTGTCACGCTCTGCCATGCTAGATTTTCTCATAAACAATGACGGATTTAAGCCAACAAAAGCGGAAGCCATGTGCAAACCAGACGGACAAACTATTGGAATTTTGCTTAACTCAGACATGATTCAGGCCGCGCAGCATGGGTGGATTGTTGTGGATAACCTGTGGACAACATCAATGAGCATCATATCAGGAGGAGTCTAAAAAATTGACGGTAAAGTTTTTAACGTCACTGAAAATTTATACACTACGTAAAAAACACAACACACAAGCAATTTTGGCCTCACTTCTTGTATAAAAAAATTTTACTTATCATTAAACCTAGAGAATTGTATGGTACAATAAATTTTTGGTAGCGTATAAATTGAATTTAGTAGAGTTATATAAAATTTATACTCTTTATAAATATAAGATTAACGTAAGTTAATCTAATATTTATGCCCCCCTATGCGGGGGGCCATAAATTAGATTAACCAGAATTTATAGGAGTGATTTATGGACTATCGAGAGACTGTGGATATGTTGAGATGGATGGCAAAGAATGCCAAACTCAGCGGAACCGATGCCAGGGTCTTAATCTTGATCGCATCGGAAGCGAATTACAAAAGCAGCGAGTTTTCGGCCAGTTATGATGAAATGGCAAAAGTATTGCGCACCACCAAGCAGTCCGTCATGCTTTCCGTCAAGCGGCTGGAAAAGTCTGGGGCCATTAAGAGGCTTACAGATCCAGTCGGCCGCGCTCCAGCGAACTACAAAATTCGCAGCCTTGACGATCTTCGATTGCTTCACGAGTCCGAAGAATTCAATTTAGATTGGAGAGAATGGAGCAAAAAAAGGGATGATCTTTTTTATGAATTTGAGAAATCCATTGACGCAGATTCTGAGGGATGCACCGAATGCACTGATGAGGCACTTTGCATCAAGCACGAACGCAGCCGTGAGGCTATGCTAAACAGCCAACAAGGCCGAGAAATGCGTTTGTGGGACTCCGATAACCCGGCCCCAAAATCTCGCGTTAAAACGGTCGCATTTATTGAAATGGACAAACTATTATGAATCAGACAATTAACATCAATGAGATGCTGGCAATGCGCGAAGCTAGATATGGCACTTTTGAGAACCATGCACGCATTAGCCAAGCGCTAAAAGATGTGATGTACGTTAGATCAGGGTGGGATCGTCTTGCCGAGGACCAGCGAGAGGCGCTGGAAATGATCCAGCATAAGGTCGCTAGGATTTTGAACGGCGACCCGAATTACCTTGATAATTGGGTTGACATCTGCGGTTATTCGCAGTTGGTGGTAAATAGACTGGAAAAAG